TAGATCACGTAAGAAATTTGTAGAAACATCTCAGAAGATGCAGTTCGGTGTATTACTAACAGAAAAGAACAGAGAAGCAATTAACTCAATGCTTTCTACTTTTGAGATACTAGAAGATTCTGGATTGTTCCCACCTTTAAATATAGCATAAAAAACCCCCCCTTGATTAGAGGGGGAGTTTAGAGAGGGAGAACGACAGTGCGAGGATACTGCCACGCACAGCATAACACATCAATATATAGTTTGACTACTTTCTTTTGTAAAAAATGTGGTTTCCCACCTGTTTTACCATCTCTACGTCTGTTAACCAGTATGGTTTTACGCTTTTATTGTGGTAATGTGTGACATTTTTGCCGACTGCGTGTACGTTTCCTTTGTTAAGTAGTACCATTCTTGCTAGTCTTTTAGCCCTGTCAAACTCTTTTTTCTCATGAGGTGTGTCAGAAATACTGTCACAAGTCCAACTAAAAGCACAAGATTTCTTACCTTTTTGATATACTACAGCACACACATCATTTGGATAATACTTGGATTCTACTCTATTTATAGTTACTTCTGCCACGGCAACTCTACCAGCTATAGGCTCGCTACGGGCCTCATGGTAGATATTCATAGCTAAACATATCAATGCACTCTCGATAACCATCTTCTATTTCTCACTTTATGTTTTAGTCTAGAGATAGGCATTCTTCTATCACCTAGCCAATAATTTACGTATCTAAATATATTACCTTGCCACATTACAATAATCTCCATATACGGATTCCAAGTTTGTTATCCTCTATACGAATATGTATTTTGAACTCCCAGTTCTTCTTTTCAGCTATCTTTTTTGCCTGTTGTGTGGCCTTTTGTGTGTTAACACACGGTATAAATACCGATGCGTTCACGACCATCTTATCCCAATTTACTTCTACTCTAACACAATCTGGGTCTAAATCAAAGTTCTTCAGTATCTCTTGTCTCATTTTGTATATTACAATCTATTATTACAACATGGGTAGGGGGCAAGTCCATGTGTGTACCCTTGCTTAATCTCATCTTACCTTTTCTACCGTTTAACTTTTCTTTTAGGTCTTGAATAAAAGAAGTGTAGTTTATTTGTTGTGCTATACACCATTTCTTTAGAGGTTTTGGTAATAAATATGCACGTTTTAAATCTGTTTCATATCTAGCAACCAGCTCATTTTTTGGTAAGGCTTCTGGTACAACAAGCGTAGATGTACTATCAGAACCCCTACGATCATCTGTGCTTTTTATCCATAGCACCTTGCTCCAGTGTTCGTGTATGTAGTCATTTATAACCTCTTCTACAGAAGTAGACATATCACTAGACATATGTAAATTACGTTTTAACTGTGTTATAGTCCATTTAAATAGATTTTTTATATTATAATCTACAAGACCAGCTTTCTTGGCTAGTATAATCCCAGTTAGTGAGCAAGCAGTCAGTGCAGACCAAAACCTATTTTTTGCCGTAAGACCTGCCGTTGTATCTATCTTGATTTGTACTTCTTTTAATAATTTTTTGACACCCTCTATATCATTTAATATAGATTTAAGATATATTTTACCTGCATGGCCATAATTGTGAGATAATAATAAACTAAATGCATCCGTTTCTTCTTTTGTATCAAATCTCATTTCCTTTGTTTTACATTCTAAGATTCTTTGTGCTTCTGCTCTCGGCATTATTTTTATCATACTTATCATTTCTACGATACTTAGATTGGCACTGGTCACCGCTAATAATTTCCAAGGTTCGCCACGGTATCTCTCCACGTTAGACCCAGCAGACATTCTATTTCTTTGTCTTCCACCAGTGAGCCTATAAGCTAGATCACTTAAATCTTTAGGTTTCTCGTTTGTTAACTCGTCAATATATAATGGTAGGTTACGGTACACCTCACCTCTATTCATCTTTGAGTTAGGTGTATCTGCTTCTGAACATATAAGTTGGGAAGGACTACCCCAGACTGACACAGCCGCCATCTGAGCGGAGGTTTTACCTATGCCTGTATCCCCATGTAAATGTAAAGTAGCACAGTGTATCGGCAAAAATTGCATCAAAGGAGAGCCAAAAGAAGTAGCAACAATAAACTGATGTAGTTCAAAGTTATCTCTATTGTAGAAATTTATCATTTCTTTCCACTTATCAAGCTCACCTTTTGGTTCAAAATAAGGAAAAAAACTAGCAGTCTGTACAGACGGTGCGTTAAACTTAGAGCCATTCGCTGATATCTCTCTGTTACCCAATATAAAGCTTTTACACTCGTCATTAGTCCAGCCAAACTGTTTGTGTGCTATGTCTGCCATTTCTCTAACCTGTAACTCGTTTACCCATGTTGTAGTATACTTCATTATGTCATCCATCCTTGGAACTGCTACGCCTTGCATAGACAGTTGTTTT